AAAAAGCCAGCGGGGCGCGTGCCGTTTGCCATCGATGTGGACTGGCGCATCGCGGCGCATCGCACCTTGGGCGAGTTGGACTCGCCGTAGTAGATGCGCTGCTCTGCAAGGGCCAGGAACGTCGGCATCAATGCATCCAAATCTGTCCTGTGGGTGTACGCCGCCACAGCGGCCTTTATTTGGCCCCAGTTCATTTGAGGAATGCGTCGTAAGCGAGGAACGCAGGGTTCTCGCGAAAGAAAGCCTTCACCGCGCGCTCCCGCGCCGTGTCGTCTTCAATCTGATTGATCTGGTGATGCACCCAAGGGGGCAGCACCCCAACCTCTTTGCCTTCGCCCCAGCGCTTGCCCTCGTTGCGGGCGCGCATCTCGGCAACCCGTTGCAGGTAAGGCCCGGCGTCGTAGGTTTTTTGCACGACAACCTGATCGCCTTCAAAGTGAATCTGCGTGCGGATGCCCGTATGCGGGTTGACCCCTTCGTCCACCCTGAAATTTCCAAAATCCATTGCGGCCCCCAATGAAAAAGGGCTCCCGAAGGAGCCCTTTGATTGCTGCGTTGTGGCTTAGCCTCCGCTGAGGTCTGCGATCTTGAAGCAGGCCTTTTCCGCTTCCAGACGCAGCGTGACGTCCACAATGACCTGCTCTTTCACGCTGTCGCCAGAGGCCCCCAGCTTTTGCGAGAAGAACGGGCGCAGATAGGCCATCTTGATTTCAGACAGGTCAAGGCCGTACACCAGCGTGCTACCCGCCATCATGTAGTGCGGAACGTGCGTCATGGCACCGAAGTCCGACACGTACACATCGGCGCCGCCGATGATCGCCCCCTGATTCGTGCCCTTCACCTCATAGCGATTGGACGCAATGCCGGTGAAAGTCGAGGCCAGGGCCTTGTGCGCGGGGGACATATACACAGCCTTGGGCACCTTGCCAGCGCTGATGTACGTGGCCTGAACCGCCGCGTCGTAGATGGCCTTGCTGAAAGCGCGTGCGGTGCCTGCAGTGGGCGCCACAGACGCCACACCAGACGTGTGCGCAACAGTCGAGCCGCCCGCGCCGTGATTTGCGTTGGTGTAAATCAGCGGGCCAAGACCGGTAGCCTTGGCCGCAGCAACACCCGAACCAAGCACAGCGACGTTGTTGGAGACAACCATCTTCTCCATGTCGCGCATGAGTTCCTTATACGACTTGGCCTTGTTGTAGGCCATCGCGGACTTCATGCCTGCCTTGTCCACCACCTCGGCGCGACCCGACACGAAGATCGTATCCTGGAAGATTTGGCAATAATTGCCAACTCGGTTGGGAGGGGTCTTGGCCGATGCCGATGCGTCGTCGCCGTCAATGGCAGCGTTGTCGGCATTGGGTGCGCGCAGGGCGTCACGGTTCCACTCATGCAGCGTCTGCGTGGCCTTGGCCTTGCCTGCGCTGGAAATGATTGGCGTGGTTTCTGGGTCTTGGCGAGCGATGAAATCTGCCAGGTCTTCGCGGACGTTGGTTGCCGCCGTGTAGCGGGTGTAGGTATTGGTTGGGACGGCCATGTGGCGTACTCCTTACAAATTGTGCTGTGCGATAAATGCGGCCAGGTCATCACGAGACCCACGGCCACTACGAAGCCGCTCCACACGCTTTTTGTCTTGCGTGTCGGCGCGGGGCACGGGTGACTTCTGAGGCAGGCGCGGTGCAGCCGCAGCCTTTTGTGTGACCTCGGATTTCTTCTTTTGCAGCTCCCGGTAAGCCACGGCGTCCTTCATCACCATGACCACGGCTGGATCGTTCAGGGTCGCGAAACGATCCTGCGAAATCCCGTAGTCCTTGGACACCGTTTCAAAAATGTGCTGCAGCTTGGGCTTGTCGATGCCCTTCTGCCCCAGCACACCCCAGCAACGCGCGAAGCTCTGTTGCAAGGCCGCTTGCTGGTCTTGCTGTGCGCGAAACTGCTCTTGCTGCCACTGGTTCTGCAGGCCAGCGATCATGCTGTGCACCTGCTGCTGCCTGGCCTGCTCTGCGACATAGGCCGCAGGGTCTTGGCGGGACAGCTCCAGCATCTCCTCGGGGCTGCGCAATCCAGCGAGACGAGCCACCAGCGCCTGTGCCATCTGCGCCTGTTGCACGTAGTGGTTCTGCGCCTCGGATACCTTGGCGCGCACGATCTCTACGGCCTGCTCTTCTCGCCGCGCAAGCTCTGCGGTCTTGCGGGAGTAATCCGCGTGCCGCTGGTAGCCTGCGATGAGTTCTTTCTCGTCAACCTCTTGAGTGAGGTCTGCGCCGTCTTCGCCCTTGACGGTGACTTTGAATTTGCGACTGCTTGTCGGATCGGGCTGCTCGGCGGGGTCTTCCTCGCCATCATCCGGGCTGTCGTCAGCGGTTTCCGATTCGTCCGTGTCCTCATCAGAGGGGGATTCATCGGTCGGCGCTTGCTCCTGTTGGTCATCGGCCCCGTCTGCTTCGGGGTTGTCGATCAGGAATTGCGCCACATCATCGGCAGAGAGCGGGGCCATTTCGGCTTGTCCGTCCATTGGATGCTCCTAAAAACAAAACCCGCCCACATGTCACCATGGGCGGGTCGAGGGGCGTGTCTATCGCCCAAAAAGGTAGGTGACTACCGGAAAACCTTGCGCGCCACCTTGCGGGCTGCGCTTTCATCTCTGTGCTTGTCGATATTGATCTGGGCGAGCTTGCCGCCCTCCACCATGCGGCGCATGATGGCCTCGAAGTCATCAGTGACCGATGCGAATTGCCGAGCGATCTTGAGGCCCTCTGCATCGCGCAGATCGGTCAGCTTGAATGCCTTGTGCGCCAGCTCGTGCATCTGCTCCATTGCGCGCTGGAATGCGGGATTGGAGAGCACCTGGCGCGCGTCGTCGCCCTGCTTTGCCATTTCGTGGTCGGTCATGGCTGCACCTCCCGGCCAATCTCAGCCGTTGCGGCAGCGGTGGCAGCGTCCTGCGGATTGCCCAGGCTGCCAAGGTCGGCCACCTTGACCTTCACCGATGCATCAAGCTCTGCCTTCCAGCGCTGGAACTCCATTTCGCGCATGTGACGCTGATCTTCGTACTGCGCACGCAGGGCCTGCAACTCGGCTTCCTGGCCCAGCTTCATGCGGTGCATCTCAGCTTCCATGGCCTGCCGGTTGGCGTCGGTCTGTTGCTGTGCGCGTTGGCGGATCAGTTCAAGCTCTGCCTGCTGTCGCCGCTGCATTTCGTCCGCCTGCGCCTTGAATTGCAGCTCCATCTGCTTGATCTGGCCCTGTTGCTGCATCTTGGCCTGCTCAAGCATAAGCTGCGGTGGCGGCCCCGATTGCGGCACCGGCTGGCCCTGCGGGTTCATGATGAAGTCGTTGACGTTCTTCTGTCCGCCAAGCTCCACCATCTTCGACACGGTGTTGTAGATGTTCTGCGGCTGGATCATCAGCTGCCCAAACGGCGACTGGGCAAGGCCCATCTGCGTCTGCAGCAGATTGCCGAAAACAGCCAGTTGCTGCTGCTTGTCGCCAGTCCCCAGCCCGACATTGACGGTCATGTCGTACTGGTCTCGCCATTCGTTCGGGTCGTATTCCACGAACTCGCCGCGCAGGCGGAATGCCAGCGGCGGCATGTCTCCAGCGGTCAGCAACTTGAGGATGCCGAGGAATATCGGCTTGACCAGCGTCTCCGCGAAGATGCGCGCGATCAGCTTTACGCGCTGCTTTGCCGCATTGGCCGTCATCATCACTTCTGCGGCTGTGCGGTCGTTTCGCAGCGCATTTGAGTCCAGCCCCTGCTGCTGCTTTGAAACGCCCGTGCGTTTCTCGGCCATGTCATCCACATAGGACAGCACCGGCAGAATCTGCGCGGCATTGAATGGGGTCGGCTCCACGCCCAAAGCATCCTGGCGCGTCTGCCGCACGATCCCGCCAATGCGGAAATCGAGAAGGTCGTCAATCTCGACATACGGCGCGCCGTTGGCATCGGTCAGCACCGTCTTGCGCGGGTTCACGGCCAAATTCGCCCCGTTGACCATCGCCCGCGTCAGGTCGGTCTTGAGGCGCTGAATGTCCGAAACGCACTCGGAAATGGACATGCCGTCCCAGCGGTGCGTATTGATGATCGGACTGGTCGTGGCGATCTGAACCTGATCGGTTTCTTCGTTCGATAGGATTTTGTCTGCCAGGCGGTAGATCAGGCGCCGCTCTGCAATTCCGTCGCCGTCATAGTCCACCAGGACGTATTCGCAACGCAGCCATCCCGTCGCGAGGCTGTCATCCTCGCTATCCACCTCGTCGTTGTCCTGCGTGAAACCACCGTCCGTGCGTTGCAGCCGGTAGTCTTCCTCTTGCGCGTCACGCATCGCATCTTCGGATGCGCGCAGCTCTGCTGCTGTCACGCCCTTGAACCCCATTTGCCGAAGATCGGACAGCGTGACCTGCATCAGCCGTGCGACATAGGGGCACTCGCCCAGCAGCGGGGACGTCCAGCCGCGCTTGACAATAAGCTGCTCAGGCGGGAACGCCTCGACCAGCACGCGCTTCTTGTCCTGCGTGCGGGCCACTTTCGCATTGAACAGCGGCACGGCAGCGCCCATCAAAGGCTCTGCGGCCTCGATTTCGTAGCCTTCCTGTTCCAGCATCGCAAGCACGTCCAGCGGTGCGCCTTGCACCTCCTGCACGTCTCGCACTTGCTCTGTCACTGTGCGCCATTCGACCGCGCAATTCTGCGCGATCAGCGCATCCTTGAAGGCGGTGTAAAGCGTCAGGAACCCATTGTTTTGCTTATAGAAAACGTAGTTGCAAGCGTCCGTGGCCTGCTGCGCGCCTTTGACGGCATCAGCCTTCGACGGCTCAAAAACCACTGCCTCATCGCTGGTGGTGAACACGTCCAGCAGTTCGGGCAGTATCCATTCCACCGTGTCCTGCACCTCAGACGTGACGATCTGAGACCATCCATCAAGGGATTCGTCGCCAGGATACGGCTCCCGGTAATACTCGCGCATCGACGCGAGACGATACGCGCCGATGGCCTCGACATACTGCGCAGCGTCATCCTCGTTGGACTGGAGATGCTTTAGCAGCGTGTCATCGGTCATGTTGGCCATCAGTCAGCATCCTTATTCTTCGGCGGGCGGCCACGGCGAGGCGCATCGCCAGCAGCAGGCTCCGCAGAGCTTGCAGGCGCCTCGCCGCGCAGCTTCGCCTCGCCCTCTTCCTTTGGCGAGAGTGCCGGGAATGGCGGGCATCCCACGCGCTGCGAGCCGTCCGGGTAGGTCTTGATCTCGTT